GGCGGGTTCCAGCGGCAATTACAGCACGGCGGGTTCCAGCGGCTATTCCAGCACGGCAGCAGCCACTGGGGCTTATTGCAGCGCAAAAGCAGACGGAAAAGATAGCATTTCCGTTGTAAACGGTGCTTGCGGTAAGGCGTGCGGCGCACTGGGCTGCTATCTGGTGCTGACCGAGTACGATGATGACGGCAATATGTTGCTGGCCAAAATGGCAAAGGTTGACGGAGCCGTTATCAAAGAGAACACCTGGTACACCCTCAAAAATGGCGAGTTTGTGGAGGCTGCACCGTGAAGAAGCACTACAACAAGCGTTGGCTTGAACAGCGCTGGGATGCAAGGCAGCCGGAGCGGTTGGAGCATATCCGGCTGAAACGGCAGCTGAGAACAAAAAAGGAGGTGGACGATAATGAAGCCAAGCATGGGAATCGCAGAGTGCTGCCAGATCATGCGTGATAACAACATTTCGGTGAGTGAGCCAAATTTAAAGGCGATGATTCAGGCGGGTAGCTTTCCCCAGTGGGCGGTGCCATCCGTTGGCACGGACAATGCGGCTCCGTTGATTTCTCGTGCCGGATTTGTGGCGTGGGTGAAGGACTTTTACAAGCTCGAAAAGGTTTATACAAAGGAGGATCCGAAAGAATGAAACTCAAATCTACTACTTACTACTGGCTGGCTGTCATTTTTGGCGGCGTTGGAATGGGCACAGCTATGGGCGCAGAGGGCACCGCGCAGACCACTGGATACATCTCCGGCACGCTGTTTGCGGTGTCGCTGGCGCTGATTTTGGCCGCTGTTCTGCTGGCTCGTCTGGGCTTTGCCGCAGAGGACAGGGAGAGAGCCGCAAAGCGGCGCAAGTACGGCAAGATCAACCGCGCCCACGCCCGCAACCCGGAATACCCGGAGAATCAGGAGCGTGGGGCATGATGACGGCCAAAGAGTACGTTGAGGGCAAAGTCAAATCCTACACGCGGCTTGCCGAACGCTGCAGGCGAGAAGCCGAAGCCTCAGATGACATTGTTGTCCGGGCCGGATACTCCGCACGGGCAAACGTCTGGGAGATGTGCGCCGAAGAAATGGACAACGTGCGGGAGATGCTGCAAGAGAGTCCGGTGAGATCACGTATGCCTGACACTGTCCTCCATGTCATGTGGTACACCGTGTACGATGCCAAGACCGGAGACCTGATTGCCAGCGGTACGTCTGAGATGTGTGCCAGACGGCTGGGTTACAAAAGCGCAAACAGCTTTGCGTCTGCGAGCTGCCACAGCCGCAACGGCAGGCGTCGGGCTCGCAAGTACATTTTTGAAAAAGAGTGCATCCGACGTGATGAGGTGGACAGTCTGCCGCCGATACGCCGCAAAAAAATAAGAGCCTGCCCGTGCTCCAACACGGACAAGCCAAAAGGGTGATGAGTTTCGCCGCCCATCACCACAAAGATATCACAAACAGGAGGTTTTTACAATGGATGACGTGGCATTTTACTATTGCTACGGACACCGCAAAGAGTACTGCAGCATTGACGTGCAATGCTTTGAGGGTGAGCCGGTCAAGGCCAGCGTGGACGCCCAGCACTGGGCAGATGAGCAGATCCAGACCGGTGAATACAGCCAGATCGACGTCAAAGACGCCCTGGGCAACCTGATCTATTCGAGGTGAATATTTATGCAAGAAGAACTGACCGTCCGGGTGGAGCACCCGGAGCTGCCCGCGATCCGGTGGAACGAAGCCGAGGTGCAGCAGAATTTGACCGAGATGCTGGCCGCCTACACCGGCCGCGTCTACACCCCGGACACCATCAAGGATGCCAAGGCCGACCGCGCCGCCGTGAACAAGCTGGACAAGCAGCTCAGCGATGCCGCCCGCAGCGCAAAGGCCTTTTACATGAAGCCGTTGGAAGAGTTCTTGCAGAGCGCCAAGCAGATGCAGGGCCAGTGTAAGGCCGTCTCCGGTGCCATTGACCAGCAGGTCAAGGCTGTGGAGGAAGCCGAACGGAAGGATAAGGCCGACGCCCTTCGAGCTGTCTATACCGACTGCATCGGCGAGCTGAGGGAGATGATCCCCTTTGACCGCCTGCTTGTGCCCCAGTGGCTCAACAAGACCTATGATCTGGCAAAGGCCAGCCGGGAGTTGCGCAAGAGCGTGGAGACCCGGCGGGAGGAGCTGCGGCTCATCCGGGAGACCTGCGGCGAGGATGCCGAAGCTTGCATCACGGAGTATCTGCGTGAGCTGAACCTGAACGCTGCCCTTGTGGAGCACAGCCGCCGCCAGAATGCCCGGGACGCACAGCGCCGCGCAGAAGCCGAGAGAATGGCCGCAGAGAGTGCGCAGGCGGCTGCACCGGTCATTATCCCTCCGACCGATGAAGAACGTCAGATCGCCGCAGAATCGGTTCAAATGGCACAGGCCAATGCAGTCATCACGCCGGATGGCAGGTTGGATTTCAGCATGCTTCAGAAATTCGCAGAGCCTGCCCAGCCGGAAGCTCCTGCCCGCAAGCAGTATCGTTTCTGGGTAGAGTTCACCCGCGAGGATATCGCATGGTTCAAGCAGGGAGCCGCAGAGCGCGGTTTCCGCTATGGTTCTATCAAATAATCTTGGAGGTATTTACTTATGGCACTTACTCGTTCCGGCGCACCCGCGCCTACTTCGTCCGTTTCAAACGCACAGTCTCTGGCAAACCGTTCCGTCCAGAACGCCAACCGTGCAGGCAGCACTGCTATGCAGGCCGCATCCCCGTCCGTTCCGGTGGAGATCACGGCTGCCGATGGCCAGCACTTCACCGTGAGTTTTGGCGACGTGCGCAACTTCATCTGCCCCAAGGCCACCGATTCTGAATGCAAAATCTTTCTGGAGACATGCAAGCAGTACAAGCTGAACCCATTTACCAAAGAGGCTTACCTGATCCACTACGACAACAAGAACGATGACACCGCCAGCACCATCGTGCTGGGCAAGAACTGCTACATGCAGATGGCCGAGCGCAACCCCAACTTTGACGGCTTTGAAGCTGGCGTGATCGTCCTGACCGCAGATGGCCAGCTGCTGAACCGTGAGGGTTCCATTGTCTATGATGGAGACGGCGGCGAGACCCTTCTCGGCGGCTGGGCGAAGGTCTACCGTAAGGACCGTACCCGCGCCAGCTACGAGGAAGTCAAGCTCAGCGAATACGACACCGGAAAGTCTCTTTGGAATGGCAAAAAGGCTACCATGATCCGCAAGGTGGCGCTGGTGCACGCTTTGCGTGAGGCGTTCCCGTCTACCTTCGGCGCTCTGTACGATGAATGCGAGGTGCGTGTGGATGCCGAAAGCACCGCCCGCGAGGTGTCGCCTGAAGAGCTGCCGGTGCTGGATCCTTACGCAGGCTCCCACCGCCACCGCAAGACGGCAGGCACCCTGGTCCCTGCCCCGGATGCACCCTCTGCAGAGGAAAACGCCGATGATCCGTTTGGCGGTGATGATGCATGATCGTCCAGACCAAGAACGGCATCATGCTGCACGGTGAGATCGCCAAAGACCCGGTGATCCGGGATGCCGGTCAAAAGCGGGTGCTGAAATTCGACCTGAAAGCCAGCCGCACACAGGACGAGACCGGAAAATGGCAGAGCTTCTTTGTGGGTGTGAACCTCTGGCACGGCATCGACCAGTGGGATGGGATGCTGCAGAAAGGCGATCAGGTCACAGTTTTTGCGCAAAAGCTGAAAGAGCGGGAGTATAACGGCAAGGTCTATTGCGACGTGGACGCGGATGATGTTCAGCCCGGTGGGCTGGTGACATTCCGCTGGCTGCAGCAGATGATCGACCTGATGGCACAGCCCGGCCCGCCGCTGGAACCTGCAGAACCGGCAGGCCTGCAGGGCGCGCAGATGTACCCCTGCGAAACGCTTGCGGATTACGCACCGCACAGCACTGTCGCGCCTGAACCGGCTCCATCTACCGAGTATGACCCCATCAACGAAGACGCAGAAGATCTTCCCTTCTGATTTCGCAAGCTGTGCTATCCGGCTATACGGGCGTGCAAAGGAGGTGAGCAAGTGGCAAAAGAAGAAAAAAAGTCGTTTGTCGTGTATCTGGATTGGTTTGACGCGCTGGAAGAGTACACGGATGCCGAAGTCGGACAGCTGATGCGAGCTTTGGCGAAACACGTCCGCACTGGTGAGAATCCAACGTTTTCCGACCGTGGAATGCGTGGGAACTTCCGTTTCATGTGCAATGGAGTGGATTCTGCTACGGAAAAGTACGAGAACGTCAAGCAAAAGCGCCGTGAAGCCGGAAAAGCCCGTGCAGCTCAAATGCAAGCAAACTCAGCACATGCTAGCACATGCTACCAAGTGCAAGCAAGTGGTAGCTATAATGATACTGTTACTGGAACTGATACTGTTACTGGAACTGATACTGTTACTGGAACTGATACTGTTACTGGAACTGATACTGTTACTGGAACTGATACTGTTACTGGAACTGATACTGTTACTGGAACTGTTATATCCCCTAACGGGGATATATATAATAGCGCCGCCCACGCCGCCGTTGACGTAGAACTTTCCAAGATCGTCCAGCATTATCAGCAGGCCGTCGGGGACTTCCCACGCTCTGCACTGGACAAGCTGCAGAAGTGGAGGCAAGAGTACAGCACAGAGATGATCCTGTTGGCGATTGACAAGGCTGCAGAAGCTGGCAAGCGGTCGTGGAACTACATCAACGGCATATTGTCCGGCTGGAAACGGGACGGCCTGCGCACGCTGGGAGACGTGGAAGCCAACGAACAAAGCCGACAAGCCAGACCGAGAGGCAAGCAGCCAACCGAGACCGTAGACGACCAGCTTGCACGGGTGCTGGCGAAGATGGACAGAGAAAGAGGGTTTGAGACATGACGCGGGAAGACGTGGCAAAGCTGATCCGCATGAATTTTGTGCTGTACAAGCTGGGTTCCAAGCCACTGACCGATGAGGAGATGCAGACCACTATCGATGTGTGGGCGTATCAGTTTGGCGACTATGACGGCGATACTGTCAAGCGGGCTTTTCTGGCGGCAAACCGGGTATGCGTTTATCCGGTCACGGTGGCCGACATCTTCAAGCAGCTTTCCCAGTGTCTTGACCCGTCCGCTGAATGGGAAGCTCTGGCTGTAGCGGCACGCAAGGCACAGACTTTTTTGAGCTGGCGCAAGTTCCCGATGGTGATCGGCATTGACGAAAAGGGCGGGCTGCTGCGTAGTGACGGACAGAAAGAACTGCAAGCCCTGTATGACCAACTCCCCCCGGCGGCAAAATCCTATGCCGGAAGCGTGGGAGGGCTGGCAGAGCTGGCTGAAATTCCAGACCTTACATACCGCCGGGCCGAATTTTTGAAGCAGGCGCAGGCAGATATCACCACCGCCCCCCGTGAAGCGGCAAGGCTGCGGGCGAGCGAGCCGACAAGGAAGGAGATTGAGAGATGATAATTCTTGAACCCTGCTTTCACTGCCCCGACCGGCACCCTATCTGCCACGACAGCTGCCCGAAGTACGCCGAGTACAAGCGTCAGCTGAAAGCGCAGCGCATCTACACCAGCGCGCACCACGCGGCGGTGCGGATCAACCGCAACGATTTCAACAAAGATGGATGGATGGGAGGAAGAAAACGGTGAAAGTGCTGATTGCCTGCGAGGAATCGAAGGAAGTGTGCAAGGCTTTCCGGGCAAAGCCAGAAGAAAAACCGCGCCGGGCATTGCAAAAGCCATGGCCGAGCAATGGGGGTAAAATATGAAAGCAGTCCTTTTGAGCATTCGGCCTGAATGGTGCGACCTCATCATTCGGGGGCAAAAAAACATTGAGGTGCGCAAGACCCGTCCGAAACTGGAAACGCCGTTCAAGGTGTACATCTACTGCACAAAAGCTCCGCAGCAACTCATCACCATTTTCAAGGATGGCGAAGAAACGATGGACGGCGAAATCCATCACGGAAAGCCTGTGTTCGTAAAGTTCAATAAGCTACTGCCGGACAGCATACGCGGTAATACCCAGATGGTTATTGGAGAGTTCATCTGTGATGACATCCGGCGCATCGGCCCTGAGTACTGCATCGTCAAAGAAGATATTGAAACAGCAATTGCTGGAAGTTGCCTCAGTATCAAGCAAGTGAAGGAATACGCCGGCTGGGGTATCGGTATGAAATATGCCGACATGAAAGACCTGTACAGCTGGCACATTTCCAACTTGAAAATTTATGACCGACCACTCGAACTGCGAGAACTCACTGGCTTGCAAGAGACAAGGTTTGGTATGCGGCCTGTGGAAATTACCAGCCCGCCCCAGAGCTGGCGCTATGTGGAGGGCGGTGAATGAAGCTGACCCTCTACGGCGATCCCCGCACAAAGAAAAATTCTGCACGCATTCTCACAGGCCGCGCAGGACGGCCCTACGTGGCCCCCAGCAAGGCCTACGTGGATTATGAGACGGACTGCCTGCGACAAATCAAAAGGCCGCGCAGCCCCATCTCTGCCCGTGTAAACGTGCGGTGCGTGTACTACATGAAGACCGCCCGCCGGGTCGATCTGGCAAACCTCATCGAAGCGACCACGGACATCCTGGTAAAAGCCCGGGTGCTGGAGGACGACAACAGCAAGATCGTCGCCGCCCACGATGGCAGCCGGGTGGAACTCGACCGGAAGAACCCCCGGGTGGAAATTGAGATTGAAGAAATGGAGGAGTAAAATGATTGATATTCTATTTGAAGTTGCAAGCACGCTGTTCATGGCAACACTTGTAGGACTTTTCATCTTGTTTGTTCTTAGCGATGGCAACCCAATTGAATATTTCAAGCGGTGGCTCAACCACAACAAACCTTGCCTTTGCGACCGGTGCGTATTCTTAAAGCAAAAATTTGGGGCGTCAGAATCCGGATATCACTATATCTGCCAGAGCGGTGACAAAGACGAAGGATACATAAATCCGCCCGAATATTGCCACGATTTTGAAGAAAGGAGCAACAATGACCCGCACACGGATACCTGACACTCAGAAGCCGGACGGAACCGATTACCGCACCGTTAAGGCATGGCTGAACCGCTACCGCGAAGCAGAAAAGAGATACTATTTGCTGTCTGATCGTCTGGCCGAAGCGCAGGAGGCCACCCGGCACATTACCCAGAGCCTCAGCGCTGCCCCCGGCGGAAGCAAAGATGGTCAGAGCCTTGCCCGGGCGGTGGAACGTGAGGAGGAAGCGGAGCGCCGCGCTTATGAGCAAAGAGCGGTCTGCGACAGGCTGTTCCTCGAGATCAGAAACGCGCTCGACCAGATCCAGAACGAGAAAGCATACACGGTGCTGTACAAGTACTATCTCGATTGTCTCACGTGGGACAGGGTCGCAAAAGATATGAATTACTCTCTGCGCATGGTCTATGTCTTGCGGCGCAAAGCAATGGAGGAGCTGAGCCTTTAAAAAACATTGCACTGTCATTACATTGCGGTTTCACTATCGCATGGTGTAAAATTGTATCATCGGAAAAGCCAAAAGGCAAACCGATGCACGCGGCCTCCGAAACGTGTCCCTTCTTGGCATTTTCCTCCTTTTCTGCTTGCAGGTATTGGGCTTTGCTCTCTCTTCACGTTTCGCGGGCTGCTTCTATGCGAGGTTTGGGAAGCCACATAACGGGGCTGGCAGTTTTGTGGAACGGTTCGACTCCGTAACCTCGCACCGTATGGCGCATGGACTAGACAACCCGCAAGGCCGCACGTGCAACCTCCCGTGCCAAGAAAAGGCCTTAGAATCCTTGCCAAGGTGTAGCTTTCCTGACAGGATGTGCGCCAACCAACAGCCCCGGCGGAGAACCGGAGCTGTTTTTATATGGCCGCCTGAGCGCAGTTTGGAGCGCGGCGCGTGTGTGTAGACACGGCTGGTTCGATTCCAAGGGCGGCTTTTATATTCCCGTAGCTCAAGTGGTAGAGCAGCGGTCTCTAAAACCGCGTGTTGCAGGTTCAAGTCCTGCCGGGAGTGCCATCTGCGTGCCCTGTGAGGGGGCCGCGCAGCACGCCGGGTGTCTGGCGGCGTACGTTCCGGACACAGCAGCGCCCACCGTTTGACGCCTGTCCAACGCAACTGAATGCGGGGCGCTGCTCATATGCCGTCATAGCTCAACTGGAAGAGCGCCGCCCATTTAAGGCGGGACAACGTTGGTGACACCACGGGAACATCACTGCACAGCCAACCACTGCGCACATCCGTTCCGTGGGTGCTGGTTCAAATCCAGCTGGCGGCTAGCGTGATTTTAGAGTGTCCACAGTGGACACTTTTGGAGAGGAGGCATACAAATGTTTGAGCGCTTGAAAGAACTGATTTGCGACATGGCAAGGTTCTTGACACGTCTCGGCGCTGGCCTTATCCTCTCGGCCTTACCGATCAGCAACAAAGAAAGCCACTTTGTGCGCTATGCGCGGCGTTTCGGTTTCCGTGCAGACCACACAAAACGCGAGCCTCGGGCAGAGATCGGAGGCCGTGGCTGTATCCAAGGAGCACGGCCTGCTATCCGTGCGGATTAACCGCTGCTGATACAATACGATTAAAAACCAGCTTTTTGTATGATGAGCTCCATGCAGCAAAGCTGGTTTTTCTTATGCCGTTTTAGCTCAGTCTGGCAGAGCACCGGACTTTTAATCCGGGGGTAGCGGGTTCGATTCCTGCAAGCGGCACATTCGATATTTTGACCGTTCGGGTTTCCGGGCGGTTTTTATTTTACACGGGAGGAGAATAACATGATTCAGAAAGAACTGCTGAAAATTCCGGTTGCAGATCTGGTTCCATACGAGCGCAACCCGCGTGTGATCTCCCCGGAAGCCGTGAACGCCTGCGCGGAAAGTATGCGCCAGTGCAGCGCACTTGACCCTATCGAGGTGGATGAAAACAATGTCATTCTGAGCGGCCATACACGCCGACTCGCTCTGATGCAGCTCCATGTGGACATGGCCGACGTGGTGCGCTACACCGGCCTTACCGAAGAACAGAAGCAGAAGTACCGCATTCTCGCCAACAAGACCGGTGAAATGTCCGGGTGGGATTTCGGAAAACTTGAACAAGAACTGGCAGAAGTTGACTTTGGGGACTTTGACTTTGATTTTGACCTTCCTGCTGGTGACAGCAAAGAAACGCAGGTTGCTGAGGATGAGGCTCCAGAAGTTGACGAAGCCGCACCTCCAAAGGCAAAGCTGGGTGATATCTGGAAGTGCGGCAGGCATCGCGTTATGTGCGGGGACAGCACGAATGCAGAAAGCGTCAAAACCCTTATAGGGGGGGCGCAGGCTGATATGTTGCTCACAGATCCACCGTATAACGTGAACTATGGAGCAGTGCGAGATGTAAGCGAGGCAGTAAAAAGGCGCAAAAGAACGGATGGCCTGCTCATACAGAATGACAACATGGGCGATGAGGAATTTAGAGAGTTCTTGACCAGCGCTTTCAGAAACGCCGATTCTGTAATGAGACCTGGTGCGGTTTTTTACATTTGGCACGCAGATGGAGAGGGATATAACTTCCGAGGAGCGTGTAAAGACACCGGATGGACTGTAAGGCAGTGTCTGATTTGGAACAAAAACACGCTATGTATGGGACGGCAGGATTACCAGTGGAAGCATGAGCCTTGCCTGTATGGGTGGAAAGATGGCGCAGGACATCTATGGACAAGCGACAGGAAACAGACAACGGTTCTTGATTTTGACAGACCGGTTAAGAGCGAGTTGCACCCAACTATGAAACCGGTTGCGCTTTTTGACTATCAAATCAAGAACAACACAGAAAACGGGAATATTGTCCTTGACCTGTTTGGAGGAAGCGGGACAACATTGGTTGCCTGCGAGCAGAACGGAAGAACAGCCTATATCATGGAGTACGACCCAAAGTACGTTGATGTTATTGTCAAGCGATGGGAAGACCTCACTGGAGAAAAGGCTGTACTTGAAAAAGAGGTGATCTGAGATTGGCCGCAAAGGTAAGTTTGAGCAGTGGCTAGAGCCAGAAGGGACAACGCTGCTTCGTGGTTGGGCTAGAGATGGGCTGACGCAGGAACAAATAGCTCAGAACATGGGAATCCACAGGGATACCCTGAACGAGTGGAAAAGCCGATTTTCCGTCATTTCCGACGCATTAAAAATAGGACGAGAAAATGCGGACTACATTGTTGAAAATGAGCTGTTTGAGAATTGCAAGACACGAACAGTGACCGTGAGAAAGCCAATCAAGCTGAAAAAAGTCATGGTTGACGGAAAAAAACGGCTTGAAGAAGAACGAATTGAGTATGCGGAAGAACAGGTCGTCGTTCCAGCCAACGTGACGGCTCAGATATTCTGGTTGAAAAACCGGAAGAAAACAAAATGGAACGAAAGTGCAGATCCTGAAAGCATACAAGATACATCGGGAAATGGAAGCGACCGTCTTTTTGAGCTTTTAGCACCGCAATTCCTACCTACATGGCAGAAGATCGTGCGAGGAGAAGCAGACGAAGCTTTGGAAAAGGGCGGGCGAGCCTCCACGAAATCGAGTTTCTGCAGCATCGGCATTATCAAGCTACTGCAGCTGCACCCGGATTGTAATGCGGTCTGCATCCGCAAAGTGGGCAATACCCTGCGCACATCCGTGTACGCACAGATGCAGTGGGCAGCTGACCAGCTGGAGCCCGGAATGTGGAAATGTACGGTTTCCCCGATGGAGATGACCAACAAAAATACCGGTCAGAAGATCCTCTTCTTCGGTCTGGATGACCCCGGAAAGCTTAAGTCCATTAAGCTGCCACGCGGGTATATCGGCGTTCTGTGGTTTGAAGAACTGGACCAGTATGACGGACCGGAACAAATCCGCAACGTGGAGCAGTCCTGCTTGCGTGGTGGAAACTTCTCTTTCACGTTCAAGAGCTTTAACCCGCCTGCATCTCCACGCAACTGGGCAAACCGGTACGCAATGGAAGTCCGTGAACGCAAAATCATCCAGCACTCTGACTACACGATGGTGCCGCAGGAGTGGCTTGGCAAGCGATTTCTGGATGATGCCGAAGAACTAAAGAAACGCAACCTGATCGCCTACAAGCACGAGTACCTTGGCGAGGTGACCGGCTGCGGCAAGGAAGTCTTTACAAACATCCGAGCGGAAAAGATAGACCCCGCTAAGTTTGAGCGCAAGTATCACGGCATTGACTGGGGCTGGTATCCTGACCCCTTTGCCTACAACTGCATGAGTTACGATTCAGCCCGCAAGACGCTGTATATCTATGACGAGATCACCGTGCGGCGCACCCGCAACGAGGACACATTTAGAATGCTGCAGGAGCGCAAGGTTATGGCAGACTCTGAGACTGAGCGCCTGACTGCAGACAGCGCCGAAAATAAGAGCTGCGGCGATTATACAGAGTGGGGCATCACCTGCTTGCCCGCCATCAAAGGCCCCAACAGCGTTGGACAGGGCATCAAGTGGTTACAGTCCATCTCAATCGTGATAGACCCCGTGAAATGCCCGGACACCCTCAAGGAGTTTACGGAGTATGAATACGATGCGGACAAAAATGGCGACCCGTTGCCCGGCTACCCTGACCATGATAACCACCACATCGACGCAGTGCGGTATGCCTGTGAATCCATCTGGCGAGAGCCGGGTGCATAAGGAGCTGAAAACGTGAAAACATACCAGGACTTAGAAGCTGTGCTGAATGACCCCGCTGCAAAAGCGGATTTTGTGCGTAGCTTTATCGCAGAGCACGTTTCCAGTGCTCCTTACAAAATGGCCAAGGACGCAGACCGGTACGATATGCAGCTGAACAGCGGCATTGATCGTTTTCTGGACGCAATGGCAGACATCGACCTTAAGCTACACAACATTGCGCAAAAGAACCCCCGGCCCGATACAGTCAAATCCAATGCGTTTCACCGTTTGAACGTCCAACGCGTGGCATACAGCCTTGCAAACGGCATCACGCTGCCGGATGCAGATGAAGAAAAAGCCTCGCTGGGCGAAAGCTTTGACGATCAGCTTTACCGGCTTGGTTATCTGGCCTGCATTCACGGCGAAAGCTTTGGATTCTGGAACGCGGACCATCTTGATATTTTCAAGCTGACCGATTTTGCCCCGCTATACGACGAGATGGACGGCACACTGAGAGCCGGCGTTTACTTCTGGCGCTTGCAGCCAGACAAGCCCATGCACGCGGTGCTGTACGAAGAAAGCGGTTACACGAAATACAGCGAAGAAAGCCGAGACGTGCACATTTTCCACGAGGAAGAGGGACAAAAGCCCTACAAGACCAAGACCGTCACAACGCCTGGCGGTGGCATCGAAAGCGTTGAAGGCGAAAGCTACGGCTCGCTGCCTATCGTACCGCTGTGGAACGGAGCACGAAAGCAAAGTACCCTTGTAAACCTCAAAGGGTACATTGACAACATCGACCTGATCGTGAACGGCTTCTGCGACGACCTGCGCGAGTGTGCGCAAGTCTACTGGGTCATTACTAACTACGGCGGGATGAAAGACGACGATCTTCGCCAGTTTGTGCAGCGCTTGCGCTATAACCATATCGCAAATATCTCCAACAACGGAACGGACAACAGCGTACAGCCTTACACGCAAGAAATTCCCACGCAGGGCCGGGAAGCACTGCTCACCCGCCTGCACAGCTCCATGTATGAGGATTTCGGCGCTCTGGATGTGCACTGCGTAAGCGCCAGCAGCACCAACGACCATCTGGAAGCAGCGTATCAGCCGTTGGACGAAAATGCTCGGGATTTCGAGAATCAGGTCACAAAATTTGTGCGACAAATTTTAAAAATTGCTGGCCTCCCAGATGCAAAGCCACAGTACACCCATGTGCGCGTGTCCAACACCGCCGAGCAGGTCGCAACGGTGATTTCTGAGGCGGCGATCATCGGGCAGGACATGGCCATTGACCTGCTGCCCAACCTGACCCCGGAGCAGAAAGAAAAGGCCAGGGCGTCCCTGATGGCGGAAAGCGCAGCACGAGAAACCGTGGACGAGGACGAGGATGACAACGGTGATGAAGCATGATTTCTGACCGTGACCGCATTTCCACCCGGCAGCTGAACCGCCTGCGCCGACGCATTTTGCGGGTATACGGCACTGCCCGCCGGGAGATGCAGGAGCAGCTCACCGAGTTTCTGGCAAAGTACAAAGCGCTGGACGAGCGCAAGCGGGCGCAGCTGGATGCAGGCGAGATCACCGAAGAGAATTACCGCATCTGGCTGCAAAATCAGGTCTTTCAGTCCGATTTGATGCACGCCAAGCTGGACGGCATCACGCAGACCTGCACCACAGCCCAAGAGACGGCCTACAAGCTGGCCCGGGACGAGCAATACAACATCTTTTCCTTTGGCGCAAACTGGGCTTTCTACGAGCTGGAACAGGCTGCAGGCGTGACGTTCGGGCTGACCCTGTACAACACCGAGGCAGTCAAGCTGCTGCTGAAGGAGAACCCCAAGCTGGTGCCAAACAAGCGCATCAAGAGCGAGAGCAACAAGACCTACGACGCCCGGGTGTTCAACCGGTACGTCACAAAGGGCATCATACAGGGCAAGAGCGTCCACGACATCGCCGTGCAGGCCGTCAACGGCATGGCTGATACAGAGATCCACTGGGCCATGAATAACGCCATCACGGCGCTCACAGGCGCCCAGAACGCCGGGGCTTTGCAGCAGATGCGAAACGCCCAGGCTTTGGGCATCGAGGTCAAAAAGCGGTGGAACTCCACCCACGACTACCGCACCCGCGAGATGCACCGCCTGCTTGACCAGCAGACAGCAGAGCTTGACGAGCCGTTCAAGGTCATGGGATACGAGATACAGCGCCCCGGCGACCCCAACGCAGCGCCGGAGATGGTTTACCACTGCCGCTGTGTGCTGTCCTCTGCGCTGGGCAAGTACCCCCGGCAGAACGCCATGCAGCGAGACAATGTGACCAAAGAGACCACCCCCGTCATGGATTACACCGAGTGGTATAAATCCAAAGGCGGCACCGAAGCTGAACAGATGTGGTGGGCAAAAGAGCGAAAGAGAAAGAAGGGATGAGACATGATTCTGCCGATGGAAAACACCGAGAAAATGATTTTTCCGGGCGAAGGAAAGTTCCATATCCCTATCATCAAGCCGGAAACGGATATCCGCATTGACAAGCTGGAATGGATACCTTTCAACTACGCACTGTCTGCCAAAGATAGGGGGAACAAAGGCGTCCATTTTTATTGCGACGATTACCAGTTTGAGCGCGTATGGCGCAATCCTGACAAGTATGTGCCGCTTTTGCAGCAGTTCGGGGCGGTGCTTTCCCCTGATTTTTCCATGTTCCGAGACCACCCGGAAGCAGTGCAGATTTGGAGCGCTTATAAACGGCACTGGCTGGCAGCATACTGGCAAATGCACTGCATCAAGGTCATTCCCACCATCGAATGGGTATGGCCGGAAAGCTATGAGTGGTGTTTTGACGGAGAGCCGCGAAACTCCATCATCTCCATTTCGTCCGTTGGGTTGATGAACGAACATCTGGCTACAACCCTTTTTACGATGGGATGCAAGGAGGCTATGCGGCGCTTAAATCCTACGCAAGTTCTTTGGTATGGCAAGCCATTACAGGGGATGGACTTTAACGCAACAATAATCAAGCCGCAGTATGCGGAAGTGAGAGAGAGGTGTCACGATGGGCGGCGGCGGTAGTGCGTCTAAAACAGCAAAAGGTGGAGAATGGAACGTCAACGACTTTAACTTGACGGGGACAGAAAAGCAAATCAAATATGCGAGGGACTTGATTCAACGGCAGTATGATGGCCTTTTAGCGGGTGAAAAAGAATACCGCCGAAAGGCAGATGAGTATAGAAAAAAAGGTAGAGAAGACCTTGCCGCAAGCTACAATAAACAAGCAGATACTCTATACGGCTATGCTGCAAAATGGGCTAATACAGAGCTCAAAAGGCTCGCCAGAAAAAACAGCTATAAAGCCGGAGATGTGATAAACACACTTACAGACGGTTACGGAAGAAACAAAACGCCTGAATTCGATTTGTTTCTGAGATGGACGGAAGGAGAAAGCTCAAAGTATTTTAGAACACATAAAACAAAATATTCAAAAAAGAAAAAATGAAATTCAACTACGACATCAAATTCACCGACAACACCCCGAAGCTGCATGAGGCGCTGGATTCATGGGCGGAGCGCGTGCTTACCATCTGGGGCATGAAAGTGCAGGACTACGCCCAGCTGCTTGTACCCACCGGCACGGCAGACAGCACGGGCATTGAGGGCTACGTGGGCGGTGCGCTCAAGCAAAGCCTGACCTACGCCGTAGACCTTGCAAAAAAGACCGTGACCATCGGGTCAAATCTCTTTTACAGCGTCTATGTTGAGCTTGGCACTGGCATCTTTGCCGAGAAGGGCAACGGACGCAAAACGCCGTGGGTCTGGAAGGACTTTAACGGCAAGTGGCACTTTACCCGGGGCATGAAAGCCCGCCCGTTCCTGCGCCCGGCGGTGGAAGATCATATTGACGAGCTGCGAGAAATCGCAGTGGAAGAAGGAAACAAGGAGGTATAACATGAAGAAAATTTTAGCATCTATCATGCTGCTTGCGGCACTGTTGCTGTGCGGCTGTTCGGAGGCTTCCAAGGCCAATGCCAACATTTCCAAGCAGGCCGATTACTTTGAGAGCGAGCGCAAGATCACCGTCTACAACGCCCGCACGGATAAGGTCATCATGGAAGCCGAGGGCTATATGTCCATCTCCAACAACTCGGACAACGAGCTGGTGTGCACTGTGAAAATTGGCCCAGGCACCTACCGCAAGAACTACATCTACCTCAACAGCTACACCATGTATGTGGTGGAAGACATTACCGGCACCCATACCGACCCGTACCACTATAAACTCTATTTCCACACTGACGTTTTGCCGAGCGTGGAAGTCAAACCGTAAAACCTAATATCTCAGCGGTTGGCGCACAGCGTCAGCCGCTTTTTTATGCCGTTTTAGCTCAGTCTGGCAGAGCACCGGACTTTTAATCCGGGGGCCGTGGGTTCAAGCCCCACAAGCGGCACCACACCGGCAGCACGTCCGGCAAATAAACCTTATTGCCAAGCATGGCAGCCCGAGCAAGGGCAGAAAGGACTATCACATGGCACTTGAGAGAAAAGACCTCCGCGCGATTCTGGAGGATGAGACCGTGGACGTCAGCGGCAAGATGAAAAAGATTCTGGACATGCTGCACACCGAAACGGACGCTCTTCAGAACCAGCTGGATGATGCCAAGGCCGCGACCGCCAAGGCCGAGAAGGAGCGGGACGCCGCTGCCAACGGCAAGACCATTGCGGAAAAGGCCCTGACCGACTACAAGGCCCAGCAGACCCAGAAGGATACCCGGGCCACGAAAGCAGCGGCATACAAGCAGCTGCTGAAGGACAATGGCGTGCTGGAAAAGCACTTTGACCGCGTTGTAAAAATGACCGGCGCGGACATTGATGCTTTGGAGCTGGACGAGAACGGCAAGGTCAAGGACGCAAAGAAGTTCATGGACAGCCAGAAAGACGTATGGGGCGACTTTGTGGCTACGACCACGACCACCGGCGCAAAGGTGGACAACCCGCCCACCAACAACAGCGGAGTCTCCCTTGAGGATTTCCGCAAGATGAGCCTTGACGACCGCATCAAGTTCAAGGCAGAAAACCCCGACCTGTACAGCGAGTACAGGGGTAAATAAGAAAGTGAGGACAATTTATGGCAAGAACTGGCACTTTTGGCGGCTTTGATTTCGACGTTGAGGTTTTCGGCGACTACATGGCCGAGCAGAACACCATCAACACCAACATCATCGCCTCTGGCGTTATCCGTGAGGATTCCTCTATTATGAGCCTCATCGGTGAGAAGGGCAATGTGGCTACAATCCCGTTCTATACCGAGCTGGACGCCAACGCTTCTCCCGCACTGAACAATGATGGCAACACTGACAACGAACCTGCGGAAGTCACAGGCGGCAAACAGACCTGTATGCTCATCCAGCGCATGAAGGCATGGAAAGCACAGGATTTCACCCGTGAGCTGACCGGCGCAAATCCCATGCAGCACATCGCCCAGCAGGTCACCCATTTCTACGAGCAGACGTGGCAGAAGGAGCTGATGGCCGAGGTTGATGCCGTGTTGCAGAATACCGACATGGCCGCCCACGTGTACGATATCACTAAGAACGACGCCGGAAAAGTGGATACCGAGTCTCTGCTGTATGCACAGCAGGCTGCTTTCGGCGATACCGCATCCTCTGGCGGTCTGATCGTACTGCACAGCATGATTCTGGCAAAGTACAAGGCCCTGCAGCTGGTCGATTATGACAAGTACACCTTCAATGACGCTCTGCGCACCGAGGTTACCCTGCCCCGCATCGGCGGCATGACCGTGCTTGTCAACGACGCCGCCACCAAAACCACGGCAAATCCCACCGGATCCGGCTCCGTTACGGCTTATAACACCTATCTGCTGGGCACTGGCTCCTTCATCGGCTGCCGCAAGACCAACTATGAGAACCCCTACTACACCGACTATGACCCCGAGACCAAGGCCGGCATCCAAAAGCTGTACACCAAGGAGGGCCGTGTCATCCACCCCAACGGCTTCAGCTTCAAGGCAGACAATGTGAGCGGCGAGTCTCCCGCAACGACCGATCTGGCCAAGAAAGCAAACTGGGAGCGCAAGTTCAAGACCGAGAATATCAAAATCGGCAAGATGGTCTCTCTGGGCTAAACAGGAGGTGCCTCCATGACCGTCCCTGAGCTGTGCGCACTGACGCACAATTTCTTTGACCGGGCAGACGACCCTATTGCAGGCGAGTTTGCCTTTGAGCCGGACACCGTGCCCGCCGGGGTAGTGCCGGGGCAGTATTTCCTCGTGTGCGGATCCATCTTCAATGACGGCGTGCACAAGGCCGGGGACGGCGATCTGACCGCCGAGACCTTCACCGGGACGGTACAGCCTATGCGCGTGCCGCCTGATTTTGTGGCGCTGGCTGAAAAAATCGACGCATACGACAAGGCGCTCCCGGCCGGTGGCGTGTATGTGTCGCAGTCCTTTGCCGGGTGGTCCGGCACGCTGGCTACAGGCACGGACGGGCTGCCCGCTGACGGCAAGACCCGCTATAAATCCGAGATCAATCAGTGGAGGAAGATGTGACATGGTCAATCCGTTCACTGCATCCACCGTGATGCAGGGCTTTACCCAAAAATACCGCTTTCAGACCCGCAGCTATGAGCCGGACGGCGTGGGCGGCTTTGTTTCCGGCTGGACGGACGGCCCAGAGTTTGAAGCCGTGGAGCGCCACGACACCACCGTGGAAGCTCAGGTGGCAGAGCAGGCCGACACGGCATCTACATACACGCTGCTTGTTGGCACCGGTGTTCCGCTGGCCTTCCCGGACTACATCAAGCGGGTAAGTGATGGGCAGACCTTCCAGATCACCAGCACGGCAGATGAGGGCAAAGCCCCGCCGGAATCCGGCATGGGACTGCGGGCCGTCAAGTGCAAAAAGGCGGTGCTGCCGTGATGGGCCCGTCTGAGAGCATCAACCGGGCGCTGAACACGTTTTTCAACGACTTTGGCATCCCGGGCTATCTGGAAGATAACATTCCTCCTGCCGCTTCACTGCCCTATCTGACCTATAAGCCCACCATCCCCGGCGGGTGGAACGCGACGGCATCTTTCCACGCCCGGCTGTGGTACCCAAGCAAGGGCGGCAGAGCCCCCATCCTGCAAACCGAGGATACGATCAGCGCGGCCATCCCAAGAGGTGGCTTAAAAATCGAGTGCGAGGGCGGCGCTATTCTTTTGGACAAAGACGATAAAGATTGGGCGCAGCCCCTCGACAACCCGCCTGAAGGGTATCTGTGCGAATACCTTATTTTTGAACTTACACGGCTTATACCGTGAGTAAAGGAGCAATATGGCTGAAACTTTAGCAAAGAAGTTTAACGTCAACGTTTTGACAGCGGACGCTTTCAAGAGCATCCCCAAGGGCTCGGGCAACATTTTGTCCGATTTCTCGCTTGAGACCCCGAAAATCGATGAAACGAACGTCATCCACGCCACACAGGGCGGCGTGACTATCACCTATCAGAACTCCACCGAGGATACTCTTTCCGGAATCGACAACGCCCCCACCAATACAAAGCAGGGCGTGGAAGTCACCGGAACCACCGCAACCATCTCTTACACGACTCCCAACGCAGACCCTAAGAGCATCCAGCTCGCTATTGGCACTGCGGACATTGACCCGGAAGACCCCACCCACGTGGTTGCACGCCTGAAAACCGCTTTGACGGATTTCAAGCCCATTTGGTGGGTCGGCCCCATGATCGGCGGCGGCTTTATCGCGGTCAAGCTCTATAATGCCATGTCCACCGGCGGCCTGAGCCTGAAGTCTGAGCACCGCGGCGGCGGCTCGATGCAGATTACGCTGACCGCTTTTGCGGATCTGGAAAACCCCGAACAGGCACCGATGGAGTTCTACTCTATCACAAAGGCCGCGTCCTGATGTAAGGAGGAAAAACATGAAGGAAATCATTGATCTGGAAGGCAAGGAGTACCTTGCAAAAACTTATAAGCTGGCAAAGGCATACAAGCAGTGCATCGTTGACACGGGCGCAGTGGCGGCGGCAACTCGGCCTGCGCCGCTGACTGGCAACGAAACCCCGGAGGAGAAGGCCAAGAAGATCGCAGAACAGGGTGCGAAAAATGCGGAAGAAATGATGCGAATGATCTACGAAGAGCACGCAGACATGACCGAAAAGGTCTTGCCGCTCTTTGTGGCGCTGGATAAGGGCGAAGAGCTTCCGCCCACCAGAAAGCTGGCCGCAGCAATGTCCCGCGCGCTGTCTGATGACGATTTCATGGCTTTTTTGAGATCCTTGATGTGATCGGCGTGGAAGGATATAAACGGATGGTCTCGACCATTCGTCTGGATTTGCTGGAACTTTTCGGCAAGTCCTATATCCTCGACCACATCAAAAAAGAAATCAGAAACCACGATGAAATTCAATTCTACCGCGATTGCGTAGCAGATGCCGTTGGCGGTCTTGCGGGAGCTAACGCTCTTTATTCCTACGTTGCTTCGTATACATTCCCGCTTTATGTAAAGCAGATCGACAAGCGGTCTGCGGCGGAGATCACGGAAGAAAACAGCAAGGCTCTTGAAGAGCTGTGCGGAGGGGGTGATGGAACCTGAAACTTTTTGAATTGAGCGCCACCCTCGGGCTGGACGACAGCGCCTACCGGCAGGGCGTGGAAGAGGCAAAGTCTCAGACTAAGTCCGCTGTCTCCACCATGATGAAGGATTATAACCGGCTGTACAGTGAGGTTATTCACCTTACGGCAGCCTATCAGAAATCACGGAAAGAGACCGGGGAAACCTCCGAAAAAACTAAGGAATTTGCCCAGAAGCTGAAAGAAGCTCAGGCCCAACTCAATACCACGGCACAGGGACTGAAAACTGCGGAAGGGTACATGAACAGCTTTGGGGACGCCACATCGGGGTCCAGCAAGTCTCTGGCCGGTGCTATTGCACAAGGCACGATCATGGCGGGCCTTTTCTCAAAACTCAGCTCTGCCGCTCTTGCCGCTGCGAAAAGTTTCATTCAGTCTGGCATCGACTACAACGCCCAGATCGAGAGTTACACTGTTGGGTTTACCAATATGCTTGGCAGCGCAGAAGCTGCACAACAAGCTATGGCAAAGATTCAGGAAGACGCGGCAAAAACCCCGTTTGATGTCGAGTCCCTGACAAAGGCAAACCAATACTTGATCTCTGCAGGCGAGAACGCTTCCTATGCCCGCAATACCATCATGGCACTGGGCGACGCAGTCTCTGCGACAGGTGGCGGAAACGACGAGCTGAACCGCATGTCCCAGAACCTGCAGCAGATCGCCAACACCGGCAAGGCTACAGCGGCCGATATCAAGCAGTTTGCTTATGCCGGCATCGACGTCTACGGCATTCTGGCCGACTACACAGGCAAGTCCACCGCCGAAGTGCAGAACATGACCATCAGTTATGATCTGCTGACGCAGGCTTTGCAGGCCGCATCTGAAGAAGGCGGGCGTTACTACAACAGTATGGACACCCAGAGCCAGACCATGAATGGCCGGGTGTCTACCCTGCAGGACAATGTGAAGCAGCTGGCGGGATTGCTGACCGGCGATTTATCCAGCGGCGCCGGCGTTGTAATCGGCAATCTGAACGACATGCTCGTCGCAGCACAGGAAGCTTACAAAACGGACGGCTGGATTGGTCTCGCAGGCGCGATTACCGGCCTGACAGAGCCTATCAACACGGCAAAAAACGCTTTCAAGGACTTCGCAAGCAAAGCCACCACATGGCTGGATCAGCTGAGCTATAAGCTCAACCGTTTTCTCGGAAAAGCAGCCACGGCTGACTTTGATACTTACGAAGAGTACGCGGATGCAAATAACCGGCAGAGCAACCGTAACAGGTTGCGGCAAAACGCCTTAAAAGGCGTTGGCATCAGCAATAGGAGCTGGTCCCAGCGTCAGGCGGATTTGGCGGCAGCCAATGGCAACGGGAGCAGTTCCATCGTCACCACAGGCGGTGGCAGCGGCTCCTCCGGCGGCAAAAAATCCGGATCCTCCGGTTCCACCAGGTCCACCACCGAAACGGTCATTTCGTCCATCTCCAGCACGGCTACCACCGCTGCACAGAATGCGCTGGGCACTGTGACCACTAGCATCCAGACTCTCACCGAAAAGGTCAAGGACAGCGCGGGCAAGATCAAAGATCGCATCACCGAGACCACCACCACGACCGGCAAGGAGATGGTGAACGGTGTTGCCACGACCTTTAAGCAGGTGGAGACCAAAGTCAACGGCACGGTCACAAAGGTCACAAAGACCTATGACGACATGTCAAAAACGCTGCTGGGCACCTTTACCAACGTCTCGGAAACCACCTTTAACGGCATCACCACAAAGGTGCAGCAGGCGGTGGAAAAGTACGCCGACGGCAGCGAGCATATCAAGAAGACCGTCACAGAGACCGGCCAGCGCATCGGAAAGAACGGCGCGGAGACCTACGAGAAGATCATCACCTACATCGACGGAATCGAAGATAAGGTGAACGAGACCTCTACTCTTATCGACAAGAGCGTAAAGGGCACCCAGAGCCGCATTGACCAGCAGCTGAGTGAGGCTTCCGGCCAGCTGGATAAGGGCATTTTCGGGCTGGTAAAAAGCGCCTTTAGTGACGCCAAAAATGGCGACTGGGGCGGTCTCGCTCTGGATTTTGTCAATCTAATCTGGGGCGGAGTGTCGCAGGATCAGCGTGACGTGATCTCTAAGTGGCTTGCGGACGCGCTGACCGCGGTCAATGAGGGCTACTTCAGCGGTGGCATCGGCAAGGCGCTGGGGTCTATCCAGAGCATCTTCACAAACGGCATTACTGCCGGAGTGGATGGCGCCACTACGTCTGTAAAGGCGTTCTCTGAGATTGTGCAGGGCCTTGCAAGCTCCGGCGGCGTGGGCGGAGCACTAGGCGGCATCGTCCAGAGCTTTTCCGGCATGGCAGGCGGCATCACTTCTGCACTGGGCGGCATCGTGTCCTTTGTGGCAGCGAACCCCGTCCTTGCCCTGATCCTGGGCGTTGGCGCTGCGGGCGCTGCAGCTGGCGGCATCGGGCTTGCGCTGTGGGCCAAAAACAAAAAGAGCAAAGACCCGGTCAATAATTACAAGAGCCCGTTTGACGATGTGGGCGTTTACGACAGCCTGAGCGAGTTTTCTACGCGGTCTGCGATACAGTACCGCGTCACCGGCCAGCAGTCCATTGTTGACCGGCAGACCAGCATTCTTGAACGCATCGAGGGGATGCTGGACGAGCATCTGCCTGACATCGGCAAGGGTCAGGTGGTCATGGATTCCGGTGAGCTTGTCGGCGTTTTGTCTCCGCGTATGGCAAATAATGTGGATCTGCACATCGGCGTTGCAGTGACCCGGAAAGCGAGGGGCGTATAATGGCAAAATTGCAAGGCGCAAAAATCGGCGATTATCATACCCTCACGGACTGGGGTCTGTACCTCAAAGTGGGCAGCCCGAAGATCAGCAGCGCGGAGGTGGACGAGTACCTGGTACAGGTGCCAGGCTCTGATACGCTGCTCAACCTGACCAGTTCTTTGGACGGCAGGCCACACTACAAAAAGCGCACCATTACCATGGAGCTGCTGTGCAGGGCGCCCAAAAAAACCTGGCCGACCCTTTACAGCCGGATCGCAAACGCCATCCATGGCAAATGGCTTCAATGTAAGTTCGACAATGACCCATCTTTCTACTGGGAGGGCTTGTGGAGCGTGTCCATGACGCGCGACCGGCTTTCCAGTGCGTTCACCATCACAGGCACCTGCAACCCCTTCAAGCGCAGTGTATACGACGGATCTGATGACTGGCTGTGGGATGACCTTGTATTTGATACGGCGATTATCCGCAGTTATACGGATATCCAGCTCAAAGCCAACGAGGACATCACCGTAACCGTTACCGGTGCACCAAGAGCGGCTGGCATCTACTTCAAGCGCAGCGAGGACGCTGCGGACATTGCGGTGTCTCTCAATGGCCTTGAGGTTGGCATCCTTGCAAAGTCTACAGAGTGGCAGTACATTGAGGGCTTGCATATGCCGGATGGCGTTGTAGGTACTCTCATCTTTGCGGCGTCTGCGGATTGCAGCATTAGCATCCGATATCTGGGGGGCAGCTTATGAGCTATAAAGTTTATGCGGGCGTCCAGACCGGCGTTGACGTGTGGAAGACAAAGACCTGCATTTACGACCCAACGGACTACACGGACACAAAAAAGATCATCAGTCCAACTCTGACACGGGAGGTGAGCAAGGCCGGCAGCTTGGAATTCACCCTGCCGCTTGGCAATGTGGCTCACTCAGCTTTGCAAAAAATGCGCACGACCGTGTCCGTAGAACAAGACGGTGTGCGCATCTGGGAGGGCAGGCCCATGAGCCATGAGCAGGATTTTATGCTGCGTCAAAAAGTCTTTTGCGAGGGAGAGCTGGCCTACCTCAACGACAGCTCTGTTGCGCCATATACAGCCAAAGACGTGACGATCAAGCAATTTCTTTCGTTTCTGCTGGAAAACCACACCGGCATGGTGGACGCATACAAGTCGTTTGTCTGCGGAAATGTTGGCTTTCCGAGCACCAGCGTGGTGGTGCCAGAGCTGCATGACTGCGTGATGAAACTGGAATACATGGCGGGTACTCCGGATAGTGACGGCGATTACAGGTATGAATATGGACTTTATACCTCGTCCGGCGTACAGCTTGTAAGCCAATATGAAGTCGGCTACTCGGATGATGACACGGCCCCGGATCCATCCGCGTACAGCTGGACGCTGAATGAAAAGCATGCAGATTCTTCCATAAACGGGTATATCTGGCGCACAGGAAACGGCCTGTTTTCCGTGAGCGTAAATGTGGCCCTGCCCTTGGACGGAGATGGCCAGACGCACGAAGCTACGCAAAGAACGGTTACGCCGGATATCACATGCGCCACGCACTCAAAATCCCTTCCGCCTGAGACGGAATACGATCTCAAAGACACGGTCTCGAAAAATTGGAAAATCGAAAAGAAGGGAGACGGCTATGCCGTCTTGTTCAACGGTGCAGCTTTGCCGGATTCTTCCGTTGTCCGTTACGATTCTGCGCCACGGTACACCTTTGGCGATGGACGAAATTTTGGCGTTACATGGGATGTCATCCAAAATGAGCTTGTGGATGTATACGGCGGTTATCTGATCGTCCGGCACGAAAACGGGGCCCGGTATCTGGACTACGTCCAGGAAGTGCAGGAGAAAAATGGGCAGCCCATCGCATTCGGCACAAACCTGCTCGACCTGAGCAGCTACGTCAAAGCAGAGGATATTGTCACCCGCGTCATTGCCGTCGGAAAAAAGAAATCCGGCTGGTTTTTGTGGGAGAAAACCAACACCATCACGGCAACCGCTAACGACGCCACCGCGCAAAAGCTGTTTGGCATCATCGCGCGGGTCATTGTGCAGGACGGAACCGAAAACACAACGCAGTCGCTTCTGGATGCCGCAAACGCGGAGCTGTCCAAAAACTTGCGTTACCTTGACGGAATCACGGTAAAGGCTGTGGACCTCAAGGATGCCGGTGTGGATATCGCCCGCCTTGGCTTTGGCAAGATGACACACATCTACTCCAACCCGCACGGGGTGAACACCTGGCTTTTGTGCTCTAAGCTTGTGGAACCTTTGGACGCGCCGGACAAAAAAGAATTCACGCTGGGCATTGATTTCTCCAGCGTCAGCGACTTGCAGGCCCTGAGCGCACGAAAAGCCAGTGACGCCTATGACCTGAGCCGCTCGCTGAAGGGCTATGCATCCGCAAAGGGGTGATAAATTGGATAAGACATTTGACGAAGCAATTTCCGAAGTCCGCAATGCAGAACGCGGCGTGGAAGTACGGGAAGCCCTTGCACAGGGCTTTGAGTATGTGAAGCAGTATGGCGAGGCTGTTATCGCGCGGCAGGAAGAAGCTGTTCAGAGTGCGGAAACAGCAACAAACGCGGCGGCAACTGCCACAGCACAGGCCGCAGCAGCAGCCCAGACAGTCAAAGACGCCACTGCAACCGCCATAAGCGCAGCGCAAGAGCAGGCAGATATTTCGGCATCAAAAGCCGAGGAATCTGCTTCCAGCGCCGAAGAAGCAGCGGCCAGTCAAACTGCTGCCGCGTCTAGTGCATCTGCCGCAAAGGCCAGCGAGGAAGCAGCTGCAAAGAGTGCCGCCGACGCAAAGGCTATCGTGTCCACTGACACGACTCTGACCGTATCGGGCGCGCCGGCTGATGCAAAGGCGACCGGAGACGCCCTGGCTCAGAGGTATACCAAGGACCAGGCCGATGCCAAGTTCGGCACGCCGTACACCCTGCCGCCCGCTACGGCAGACCAGCTGGGCGGCGTGAAGGTAGGCGACTATCTGGACATCGCTGCGGACGGCACCCTGAGCGGCAAGACGCTGTATGACACCATCGCGGCCAGTGTGGCGGTCAAGTCGGAGGCGCGGTTGGTGTGGAGCGGAAAAACAACGATTGGGAGGAGAAAAACTGAGACAATTAACGTTCAGGACGGTGTAGATTACGTTAACCTCCGCATAAACGAAACTGATTTTAATCTTACCCCTGGTATGACATATGAAACTGGCAGTTTTGGCGCGGGAAGTCTCAAGGTCACAGTATTATTTTCGGCCGACAAAAAACGTCTTGAATGTACCCTTACCAATACGCTGAATACTGTATCGGTTGTATTCACCGGCTACCACTACCCCACCTTGGCAGAGCTGCTGACCGAGACGCAGGCCGCGCAGGCGGACACGGACGCCCTGGCGGTAGATCAGGAGTATCGCGTCGCCCTGCTGGAGCTGGGACTGACCGATGACACCACCACTGACACAAGAACCACATAAGGAGGTAAAAACTATGTTGTATCGTATCTGTAAACGCCTGATCGAGCGCGGACAGACCGCTGGTCTTGCGGACAAGCTGGACGTGTTCTACGCCATTGGCCGCATCACCGATGCCGAGTATAAGGAGCTGATCGAGCTGCTGGAGGACAAGACCGGCAATAAGAACAAGGAGGCTTAAATGAGTAAAACAATCATGGACGTTTCCCGCTGGCAGGGCAACATCGACTGGGACAAGGTCAAGGCCAGCGGCAAAATTGACGGTGTGATGCTGCGGGCCATGGGCAACAGTGCAGACGGCAAGGCAAGCAAGCCGTATCTTGACCCGACCTTTGAGCGCAACTATGCAGAGTGCACTCGGCTTGGCATCCCGGTAGGCGTGTATGGCTATTTCAAGGCCGTCAGCCGAGCAGAAGCTGACAAGGAGCTGGCCCTGCTGAAAAGCGCCCTGATCGGCAAGACGCTGCGCCTGCCGGTGGCTGTGGACGTCGAGGACGCGTTGCCCGCGAAGCTTAGCAAAGAGGTGCTGACCGACCTGACCGCTTACGAGCTGAAAACGGTGCAGGACTGGGGATTTTACTCTATCTTGTACACCTACCTGAGCTATGCAGACAAGCACCTTTACATGACCGGCGCGGCGCTCAAGCCCTATGATGTGTGGCTGGCGGCCTACCGTAGCCAGAAGCCCGCCACGGTATACCCCTATGGGATGTGGCAGCATACCAGCTCAGGCAGCGTTCCGGGCGTTGCAGGCAATGTTGACCTGTCCATTGCCTACAAGGACTATACCAGCATCATTTGCAAGAAGGGCCTGACCCGTCTCCGGGAGGGCAAATGACCGAAAAAGAAGCTCTCCTGTGGGTGCTTGGCATCCTTGGCAGCCTGTGCGCTGCGGTCATCACCATCGACAAGGTGCTGGACATCATCCACAAGTACGTCAAAAATGCACAGGCCCCCGACGATGCGCAGAACAAGCGCCTTGACGACCTTGACCGGCGTGTTGGCGCACTGGAAACCGGCTATACCCAGCACACAGCGGCACTTTCCCGCGATTTGAGCCGCTTTGGAGACATCGACGAAGTGAACCGCCTGACCCTGCAGGCCGTGCGTGCCTTGCTAGAAGCGCAGCTCACCGGAAATAACGTTCAGGCCATGCAGAAAAGCAAGGCCGAAATTGACAACTATTTGACAGAAGGAGTAACGAAACATGGCAGCAATTCTTAATTTCATCCCCGCCCCCGTCGCAATCGTTCTTATTATCGTCGGCTTTGTGGCTTTGGCTGTCGGCGCTATCCGAATGGGCTATAAGCAGCTTGTCAAAGATCTGGCCTATGACCTCGTGTGCAAGGCCGAGGACAGCATCATGGGCAGCGGCCAGGGCGCAAAGAAAAAGAAGCAGGTCTTTGACGCCCTGCGTGCGGCCTGCCCTGCATGGCTGAAGCCTATCATCACGGATGAAGTGCTTGACGCGGTGATTGAAAAGGCCGTAATCCTGATGAAGAAGGCACTGGCAGAAAAGAAGCCTACCATCAACAAGGAGTAAAGCATGATCGAGCTAAGCGTATCTCTCGCATCCAATGGCGTCGTCAAAGTGCCGGGCTATGAGCAGCTGGTGCGCTTTGGCTACACCAAGAACCGGGGCGTGTATCGCCTGCACGTTGATGCAACCGGTGAGTGGGAAGGCCTGACTATCCGGGCTTTCTGGCACGTCCCGGACGGCAAAGACCCGGCATCCTCGCTGGTGGTGGACGGCTCTGTGGACGTGCCCGCCAGCGTGACCGCGCAGCCCGGCAATGGCTGCATCACCTTTGAGGGCAGCGACGGCACCAAGACCGTTACCAGCGCAGACCTGCGGTATCGTGTCAGCGCCAACAGCGGCACGGAGGACGGCAGCATGCCGGAGCCCGGCACCCCTGCCTGGCAGGAGCTGGTGGATGCCGTGCACACCGACGCCACCGCCGCAGAGCAGGCCAAGACCGATGCACAGACCGCCGCGCAGCAGGCAGGAGCAGCCGCACAAAAAGCCGCTGCCAGCGAGAAAGCTGCCGGTGACGCACAGAAAAAGGCCGCTAACAGCTTACAGGAACTGAAAGACGGCATTGCCGCTGGTGACTTCAAAGGCGAGAAAGGCGACCCCGGTCCCATCGGCCCTGTCGGTCCGCAGGGCGTACAGGGCCCAAAAGGCCCCACTGGTGCTACCGGAGCCACTGGCCCGCAGGGTGAAACTGGCCCTCGTGGTGAACAGGGGCCGCAGGGCGAGAAGGGCGAGACCGGTGAGGTGGGCCCTGCTGGCGCACCCGGCAAAGACGCCACCGTGGACGCCACCCTGACCCAGAGCGGCAAGGCAGCTGACGCTAAAGTGACCGGCGATGCGCTGGCGACCAAAGCAGTCATAGATGACACCACAGTCGGCACCGACGCATGGAGCAGCAAGCACATCATTGACACCCTCTGTCCGCCAATCTCTGAGACCGGGAACCCGGCGCAGTGCTACCCTGTGGCGGGATATCCGCTGGGATGCAAGGTGAGTTGGGAGCCGACGCAGGAGGGCAGCGGAACACCCAGCCCCGAAAACATCCGTCCCATTAAGGGCAGGGACAGCGTGAGGGTCGAACGGTGTGGGGAGAACTTGCTGCCGCATATCTTTGACAGAATACCCGACACGGTAACCAAAGACGGCCTTACCATAGTAAAAACGCCAAAAGGGACTATCCATGTATCAGGCGAGAAAACAGAGACTAACTGGACGGATTTATTTAGAATAGTCCTAGCAGAATCTGAACGGGTTGAGATGCCAGCAGGAACGTACTCGTGGGGCAGCGGCGTGAGCCTTACGACAGACAAAGGGAATCTACGCGTGTCACCTTTTACCACCGACACGCCCCGCATTATCACGGGAGCATATGCGGCGGTAAATACAGCGGGAACGTATAACAAAGATTACATTCCAGCACTTGTTGCGGGGAGTGAGAAGCCGACAAAGGTTGAGCCATACACCGGCCAAACCGCCACCCTCACTCTGCCCCGCACCATCTACGGCGGTACGGTGGATGCAGTGACGGGAGAGGGGCAGGAGACGTGGGGCACGGAAACTATAAGCAGAATTGCATCAATAGACGAACTTACTTCTGTGGTGCGGTGCGCAGCCACGTTGTTGCAAAAGTCTGTCACTGCAAAATCTGGCTCAGCTATTAGCAACTGGCTCGGAGAATATGTATCTTATGTAGAAGATAAAGAATCATTTTATACTAATCAGACGCAGATTTATATCAAAATCTCAAAAACGCGGCTTTCGTCTTTCAACGTTGCCGGAGTTAATGCGTATTTATCAGAGCATCCTCTCACCGTATGCTACAAGCTGGCCAGCCCCGTCCCCATCACCGCCACAGGAGCGCAGCCTATCCCCGCCCTCCCCGGCGTGAACACCGTGCTGACCGATGCAGACAGCGTGATGGTGACCGGCAGGGCTGACCCCATCAAACGAATTACTGACCTTGAGGATGCTGTGGCATCAATGACCAACACATAAGGAGGTACATATGGCAATTAAATCCAAAGCCAGACACGATCTGACATTGCGCTCCATCAAGCGGGAAATTGCAGCAGGACGCGATGTTGCGTTCTGGCTGGATAAAGCATACATGCACTACGATAACGGACTGCTGACCGCAGATGACATCGCAGAGGTGGAAGCCCTTGCACAGGCGTACTATGACGCGCTGGATGCCGAGGACAAGGCGAACGCTGAGGAAATCACACCGTAAGGAGGATATCATGGCAAGCACTACATACCGCCATCTCGGTGACGTCACCGGGATGTTCGCCGCACAAGAACAATTTCGTGACATCACGAAACTGGTGACAAAACGTCACCAGTTTGCCGTGCTTGGCAATATGGTGCGCAACGCGGGACAGCTGCCGCAGCCCTTCTGGCTCGGTGCTGCCTGTGGCGGCGGCTCGTGTAGTGCTGCCCGCTGCGCTGCAAGGACTTGACCGACAGAGGATGATCGCCGCCATCAAAAGCGCACCGCTTGGGAGGGTAGACCGTAAGATAGCCTTACTGCGGTACGTTGAGCGGCTTCCACTGCCGGACATTGCGGCACAGACCCATTACAGCCGGACGGCGGTAGGCTACCGGCTGAAAGGCATTGAAAAAATGCTGAATGTGTGATATACTGTTTATACCGTCCGAAGTAGAGTACACACACTTCGGAGAAATGTGTACAGAGAGCCAGCGGAAGAACGTTTACCCGCTGGCTTTTCTTTTTGCACGATTTGTGGTATAATATACCAAATAGAACCCGCCGAGCCTCTTAACAATGCGTATCATGGCGGGTCATTCAAGAGCCAACTCCGTGCTCAACGGAGAATTAAAAAAGCAGTCGCCAGATTCGGCGCTGAACAGTCTCCCGCCCGCCTACTTGCAGTGCGTACCATGTGGGAGACGCAGAAATCTCCCGATGCTCCAAACGGAACACCGGGGGATTTTTTACTTTTTCTTCAATTCCTCAAGCCTGCTGGAAAGTTCTTCTTCCCAGCCTTCGTGCTCTTTGAGGTATGGGGCATAGATCAGTGCTTCGGCCTCTTTGCGGGCCGCAGTGGCTTTTTCGATCGTGTCATAGCTTCCGAGATGATATTGCTTGCGTTGGAAATTGATATATGCACGCCATCGACCGTGGCAGTCTTTACACACACCATTTGCGCCAGAAGTGGAATTTTTATTGATATGGCCTCCAACCGCCCTTGTGCGAATCGACATAAGGGAAGAGCCACCCGCGTAAACCGTACTGTGAATTGCCCCGTTTTTTTCTCCGATGTCCCTGTTGCAATCTGCGCAATGCTGGATTCGAGAAAGCCTTGTGATCTTTACGGTGGTTTCCTTCCCACATTTCGGGCAAATAGCACGGCACAGAAAGCAACCTGACCTCTTTTCGGGCAAAACTTCCAATACTTTCCATCCGTTAATGACGTGTCCCTCTTTTTCCTTTGCCTTTTTCAGTCTTGCGCTTGTCAGGCCTAGCTTTTGCCCTCGATTCGCGCAAGACAGACAGCTGCGGCTTTTGCCAAGACGCAGGGAGCTGTCATACACGTCTTTTACCACTCCGCACTCACACTGGCATGTGTAGTAGTGCGGCTTTTCAGACGGCGCAAGTACCGTCCACTTTCCAAAATGCTTTCCAGTCAAATCTTCTGCCATAGCATTTTCCTCAGATCAGGCCGTAGTGCTCGGCCAGAAGGAAACGGACGTATTCCGGGCACTCCCTCTCGCCCAGGCACCAGCCCTGCACCGTGCGGCGCGGGATGCCCGCATCCTTTGCAAAGGCGGTCTGGCTGATGCCGGATGCCACCACCATCTCCCGCACGCTCATGCGGGAGACGTCCCAGAGATGAGACAAGCGGACGGTCTCGGCGTCCAGATCGGCGCAGCCATCGGAATCGTCCGGGATGCTGAGGGTGACGTTACCGAGAAAAACTTCTTTCGGCTGCTTGGCAGCCATGTCAAAAAGTTCTGCTTTGCTATACATGGTTGACTTCCTTTCTTTCGCATGATAATATGTTCGTGTACCTCCATGGTACGTCTTTCACAAAAGCCCCGTCAAGTGTTCGCTGCACTTGACGGGGCTTTTTTATTTAGCACATTTGACCGAGGAGCTTAATTTCAAAGTCATCCGGGGTCATGCTGTTGCAGTATTCAAGCGCAAGATGGTTGCGTAGGAACTGCTCTGCCTGCTCGGCATTTGCGCCTACCTGACGGTGCTCCTCGCTTGCAAACTTTTTGCAGGACACGCTGAAAGCAAAAACGTGGTCATTGTTTTTAGGATCCTTGAACGCTTTTTCTGCGATTGCAGCATCGCTTTCGTCAAAAAGACTAAATGCGGTAAGCGCGTCCTTCACTTCGTTATACGCGATCATGCGGCGGGCTATCAGGCTCTGCGCTTTCTTGACACGTTCCGGGTCGCCACATCCCAGCAGATAAGAGTAGTGGTCATTCAACTTGTTCTCCAGATACTCAAAAGCAGCCTCCATGCGTTCAACTTCAAAATTCGTCATAATAAAAAACCTCCATGTTGTTGTGTGTTGGTGTCTTTCACTGTCTTTATTATACGCTCATTGAGCGCAAAAGTCAAGCCTATTTGTAAAATTTTGTGCTCAATGAGCACTTTCTTTCTTTTGGCAAAATAGAGCATTTTTGTCCTTCGTTGGTCGCTCGTTGCCTCTCCCGCCGGGCGGCTCTGCTACACTGGGCGCAAAGGAGGCAAGCGCCAATGTGGATCAAGTTCAGCCCCAACCCCCACGGGGGCAGCGTCGGAGACTGTGCTGTGCGTGCGGTAGCTGCGGCCACTGGGCAGAGCTGGGAGCAGGCCTACATTGGATTGGCGCTGACCGGCTTTGCTCTCGGCGATATGCCCAGCGCCAACCGCACATGGGGCGCGTACCTCCAGAAGCACGGATTCAAGCGTCGTCTTGTCGAGGCGGACTGCACCACCTGTTACACGGTGGCAGATTTTGCCCGGGAGTACCCGAACGGCGTGTATGTACTGGGCTGCTCCGGCCACGTTCTGGCCGTGGTCAACGGCGACTGGCTGGACAGCTGGGACAGCGGCGCAGAATGCCCGATCTACTACTGGTACAAGGAGGACTAAGCAATGCCGATCTATAACGGATACCCACAAGTGTATTACCCGCAACAGCCGCAAGGGCAACTTGAACAGCTCAGGGCAGCACAGTACCAGCCTCAGCCTGTCATGATGCCGACAATGCAGGGGCAGGCCGCACCGGCTGACAGCGGCTTTATCTGGGTACAGGGTGAAGCGGCTGCCCGTGGCTATCTTGTCGCCAACGGGAGCCGGGTGCTTTTGCTGGATGCCGATTCCGATACCTTTTACATCAAAGAAGTGGGACAGGACGGCAGGCCGTTCCCTCTCCGCATCTACGACTACAAAGAACGCACCAGCGGCCCCAAAGCGTCGATTGCGGCAACGCAAGCCGCAGGCGGGGAGTATGTCACCCGCAAGGAGTTTGACGCGCTGGCGGCAAAGCTGGCGGCGTTGGAGAAGCAGGAAGCACCAGAGCCGGAAAAGGAGAGCTAAACGATGAGCAGCAGCTTGTATAACTCGATGGGCCGACAGACCCAGAACCCCATTGGCGGGCAGTTCCAGCAGTTTATGGGCCAGATGCAGGGAAAGAACCCGCAGGAGATGATAAACCAGATGCTCACCTCCGGGCAGCTCTCACAACAGCAGCTCAACGCCATTCAGCAGCGGGCACAGCAGATCGCGCCGATGCTCAACGGCATGAAAAATATGTTTGGATTCTAAAATGCGGCCGCATTTAGAATAAATTTCAAAATCTAACGTAAAGGAGTAAAACTATGTCTCTTTCTTCTGATAGCACGGTTCTGACCATGCCGGTACAGCCCGCCAATGGCTACAGCAACGGCTTCAACGGCTGGGGCGGCGACTGGATGGGCTGGATCGTCCTCTTCCTGATTTTCGGCATGTTCGGCTGGGGCGGCATGGGCGGCTTTGGCTGGGGCGGCGGCATGGGCGGCGCTTCGCCTTATATGACCAGCGCTGTCACACAGGCAGACCTGCAGCGCGGCTTCGACAACCAGAGCGTCATGAACAAGCTGAACGGGCTGGAAAGCGGCCTGTGCGATGGCTTCTATGCCATGAACACCGGGATGCTTCAGGGCTTCAACGGCGTGCAGCAGGGCCTGAACGGCGTCACCAACGCCATGCAGCAGGGCTTCAACAGCACCAACGTTGCGCTGATGCAGGGTCAGAATGCTCTGGCTACACAGCTGGCAGACTGCTGCTGCAAGACCCAGACCGCGATCCAGGGAGTCAACTACAATCTGGCCACGCAGGAGTGCGACACCCGGAACCAGATGCAGCAGGGCTTCTGCGCAACGCAGAACACCATGAACAACAACACCCGGGACATCATCGAGAATCAGAACAGCAACACCCGCGCGGTGCTCGACTTCCTGACCAATGATAAGATCGCCACCCTGCAGAGCGAGAACAACGAGCTGCGCCGGGCTGCTTCTCAGGATCGCCAGAGCGCGTTCCTGACCACCGCGATGAACGCGCAGACCAACCAGATCATCGGGACTCTGCAGCAGAAAGCTCCCGTGCCTGCCTATCAGGTGCCTAACCCCAACGCCATTTACTATGGCTGTGGGACCGGCTGCGGCAGCTGCGCATAACCGAATCACGGCAACTTTTTCCAAAATGGAAAATGTTCAGCCCCTGAGCTGATTTTGCAAACCAGAGCGCCGGGGCAAAAGCCCCGGCGTTTTTATTATGAAAGGAGCATTTGAATGACCTTAGCAGAGCTGAAACAGCAGTTTGTAGATTATCTGTACAGCATGGATAAGAACAAAATGAGCATGATGGAATTGAACACCTATGTTTTTATTTTGAAAACCCTGCTTGATACGGAAAAAGCAGATCCATCCAATTCTTGGATGGATATCTTAAAAACCGTTTATGCAGTAAATGCGCCTGTTTGTGCAGAAAAGGAGGTTTCGGATAATGGCTGAATTTAGCAACTCTAACACCGTTAGCGTGGCGGCGGGTGAAAACCTTCCCCTGACCGAGACCGCAGTGAAAGCCCCTGCCTGCATCATGCACCGTGAGGGCAGCGGCCTCGTGACCCTGCGCGGTCTGACCAATCAGTGCAGGGCCCGCTTCAAGGTAATCTTTGGCGGAAATATCGCCATTCCAACCGGCGGCACTGTGGGGCCCGTTTCCGTGGCGCTGGCTGTCGGCGGTGAGTCGCTGACCAGTGCGACTGCCATTGTCACCCCGGCGGCAGTCGAAAATTACTTCAACGTTTTCGTGGCCGCGTTCATCGAGGTGCCGCGCGGCTGCTGCGTGACCGTGGCGGTTAAAAATACCAGTACGCAGGCAGTCAGCATTGCAAACAGCAATCTGATCGTTGAGCGGGTAGCATAAGAAAGGAGATAAAGCCATGCTGGATAAACTGAATCACCTGAAGGATGAGATGTGCGACGAGCTCATGGAACTGACCGACAAAAAGAACCGTTCCCCGGGTGATGTTGAGATGATCGGCGAGATTGTGGATATCATTTTGGACATCCACCGCATCGAGGATTACTGTGAGGGCGGCGAGTACAGTCGTGCGGGCGAGTGGGCTGCTGACATGCGCGGGACTTTCGGCCACGATGCCGGAAACGGTTACAACCGGGGCAACAGCTATGACAACCGAGGCCGTCACTATGTTCGTGGGCATTACTCCCGCACGGATGGCCGTGAGCGCATGATCTCTGATATCGAGGACATGATGCAGGAGGCCACCGGCGCAGAGCGCGATGCATACAAGCGGGCCGCTGACATCTTGCGCAACGCATAAGAAAGGGGGCGGCAGGCATGGACATTGACGAGATCAACACCCACATTCACAAGCTGAAATGTGGTTCAACGGACTGGCAGAGCGTGGAAAAGCTTGCCGCCCTCTGCACTGTGCGGGACGAGCTGGAAGAAAAGCAGGCACGTGAAACGCAGACCCAGGCATTGCCGCCCACGGATTACCGGGCGGCGTACTCCACGGCAACGGAACCGCAAAGCGACTTTGTGGCGGCTGCCAGCTCTGTTCCTTTCGGCGGTCTGATGCAGGTGCTCGACGAACACATGAAGGCAATAAAGCTGGCGTACCCGAAAGAGTATGAGCTAGTGATGCGGAAGATAAGCGACTTGTAAAAAGACATAGAATGTGCTATTTTTACATAGCCTTCAACGTTGGGACACGAGACGCATAGTCTAACAATAAGTTAACAAGTCAATAACAATTTACGATAATGCGTCAAATAAACTTGATTTGTAATCAGTGGGTTGCAGGTTCAACTCCTGTCACCAGCTCCAAGAAAAACCGCTCGGGAACATTGATTTCCGGGCGGTTTTTCCATGGGGCGAGTTTGTTGGAGAGATTGGTGCAGAAATTGCGATAAAATCTGTTGCAGATGGTTGACAAACTGCTTTGCGCGTGGTAATATATACAGGCAGTCCGCGCAGCGGGCACAAAAGAATATGGGCGTGTTCCCGAGTGGCCAATGGGGACAGACTGTAAATCTGCTGCTTTCAGCTTCGGTGGTTCGAATCCACCCGCGCCCACCAAAAAAGTTCAACGTATGAAAGTGCGTTGAACTTTTTG